CGGAAAAATTTGCAAACAAGGGCTTTCAGGCCGCGGGTGATGCCTTAGAGCTTCTAGAGCCTCAAGCAATCAAGGAAAGCGTACATGACTACACTGTACGCGGGCGTACCCTCTTTCGCCAAAAGAAGAGGCTGGTGAAGTTCCCTCCTTTGCACAAGTTCAGGGAGTGGGATAAGTTTCGCCGCGAGGGTTTCTGCGACCACCTCACACTGTGCGATGGGTGGGCTCCACCTCTTGTAGTAGATTACTACCTTGCGTGTATTTTCGCCATGCAAGGGGGTGGCGCTGATTCCCGAGAAAGGGCGAAGCGACAAGCACTCCGAGTCATGCAACACTCGGAATATCGTGAGCGTTTGCAAGCGGGAGCAAATCGACGTGCGCACTCGCTTAATGGCAATATAGAGAGCCTGGCGCTTCATTCCCTGCGAGTGTTAATGAAGGACAAAGGGCAAGTAGGAAGCGTATTGCTACGTATTTGGTCATTCGCTCACGCTCGTGCCGAATGGCACGTGTGGCTGGCAGGTTTTAGCCGCGAGATCATGGAGGCAGAGCTGCCCGATGATTTATTGAAGAGTGCTACTATGTGCAGTGATATGTTTAAGATTCAGTTTCGTGAGTGGCTGGGTTGTGAGGACCTTATCGCACAATCTGGTACTGATTTCTTCGAGTCGCCGCTCTACATCACTTTCATAAAGGTGGTGCAGCATATTGTATTTAGTTCGTTCGTTAAGGATACATTTGGGATTGAGGAGTTGACTCTCCGACGCTTCACTACTTTCGGGGAATTCTTCAAGAGCATGGCAGACTTACTAATGATGAGTGTAGATGTTGTTTCAGCGAAAATCGCTGGTAGAGAGAGCAGTTATTTTTGCAGCAGTTTTGCACAAACAGAGGCTGAGATCGATGCTCTTTTGAAAATGCCCCTTCCTGACATGAGTGATAAGAACTTCAATAAGAGGCGCAACGAGCGTATTCAGAGTCTCGAAGGTATGTCTGAAGCGTTGAAAATCTTATCGAAGGGTAAACCTGAATTGACGTCGAGGCACGTAGCCATTCAGACGCAGTTGTCAGAAGTAAAAGCCAAAATGTTTACGGACCAAATTGGTCACGAGCCGGTCACGTTGCTCTTCCTTGGCGCTGCAGGCTTGGGAAAGTCCTACCTAATGATGGAAATTGTCAAGGAAGCGTTGACGAAGGCAGATCTCATCCCGGATGACGCTACGCCAGACCAGGTGACGTATATTTTGCGCATGATGGGGAACAAGCATTTAGATGCGCTGAAGGATCCTGCTTCCAAGATAGCAGTGCTCTTTGACGATTTCCAGCAAGTCATCTGTGTACAAGAAGCCATGATTGCTGAACTTAATCTTTTTCATTGCTTAGCTACCTCAGAATCGGTGCCACTACCTTTCGCATCCCTCGAGGGTAAAGCACAGGCTTGCGACCTCCAACCGCGCATTTTAGGTATGGCTACCAATCGGCAGGCCGCGGTGCTAGCCGGAGCTAGAGATTTCAATCGTGATTCTTTGTCGCGCCGCATTGATTTGGGGATTGACATGTACGCTGTCGTACCGGGCACGAAGTTTAGTGCTAGCGTACAGCCTGGGAGATATGACATTCTTTTCCGTTTTCACACGTTTGATTACCGAGATCCTGCCCAGGATGAGCCTACTCGCCTGCCAGTTTTAGTTGATGGTGTATATGAGACCAATGATAGGGTGGAAGTGAGTCGCCTGCTAGTGAACTTCATTCTTAGAAGACGTAAGGAGAAAGATATTATGATCTGGAAGCGCAAACATGGGGAGCGATGCACGGCTAGCAACTTGAATGTAGATCAGCACTATGGCGTAAAGTGTTCGGCCAAGTGTATTTACAATCTCGCAGAAGAGCCTGTCCGCAGCACTAGTAATATCATGTTGCGAAGTTTGCGTAGTGGTAGGACATGGGTGCAAGTCCCGATGCACATCGTCATAAACATGCAATGGGAATGGAATGACACGACCACAGGGAGAGAACTGGTGCTAAAACACGTTAAGCAGGGCGTAGAGGTATTGTACGTGGTCGATGATGATTCTCGAAGGATTAATCCCCCTCGATTCTTCGATAGTTTTCCAGACCAAGTGGAAGTCGACGTAGTCGAGCCACTCGCACAGAGCGCATCTCCGGTAGCTATGCAAACTGCTATGGTCGCTAGCACAGCACTGGCCGCGATTATGTGCCCTGACGCTTGGCGCTGGTTAGTTTTAACTATTGTTGGGTGCATTTTATTGTGGTTGCGGG